CGCCGCAGCGCGAACTCTTCGACCGCATCATGCGCGCCCGGGAAGAATTCATTGACGAGGTCTGCCGACGCCGCCCCCGGAGCATGAAGTATCGCCGCGGGTGGCTACGCCGGCTGCATAGCATCACCTTTGAAGAGCAAGCCCGATGAGCGCCGAAGAGTTCGACAGCATAGCCTTCACGCGCCGTCATGTGGTGCGCCTTATGGACGGCCGCGAGTACTCCATCGAAGCCGTGGACTTCGAGCGGCGCGAGGTGAAGTATTACAGCGAGAGCGACTTCCCCCACTGGGTGAAGCTGAAGCGTATCGCGGCGGTGCTGTAAAAGGAATACGATACGACATGAAAAAGAGACAAGACGATTATGAGGCCTTTGTGGCCAAATTTGAGCGCAAACGCACCTCCGACGATTGCTACACGCCGCCCGAGGTGTACGACATCGTGCGCGGCTGGCTCGGCGAACAGGTCGACCTCGCCGACGCCCAGATCGTACGTCCCTTTTGGCCGGATACGGATTATCGCCGAGTGGAATATCCCGACGGGTGCGTCGTGGTGGACAATCCGCCGTTTTCGATTTTCGCCGAGATCGTACGGTGGTACTTAGAGCGCAGCGTACGCTTCTTCCTGTTCGCTCAGCATAAGACGATTTTGGGTCTCGATGCGCCCTACACACGCCTCGTTTGCGGCGCGGATGTGATTTATGAGAACGGCGCCGCGGTGCGCACCTCTTTTGCCAGCAACCTGTTCGGGGACACGCTGGCCATGTCCGTGCCCGATCTTTATGAGCGCCTCACGGCGGCTATGCGTAGCAAAGATCCTTTGCCGCGCTATAGCTACCCCTCGCATGTGCTGACATTCTCCGATCTGGCCCGCTGCGCCAGCCACGGCGTAGCGCTCTCAATCCCTCGCAATGAGGCCACGTTTGTCCGCCGTTTGGACAGCCAGCAAGCATCGAAAAGAGGCATCTACGGCGGCGGCTTTTTGCTGTCTGACCGACAAGCCGGCCGCATGGAAGAAGCCCTTCGTGAGGCCGACCGCCTTAAAGCCGAAAAGGCTGCCAGCGTGACGTGGGCGATCTCCGACCGAGAGCGCGAAATCATCGCCCAGCTGAGCGCCGGGCAGGCTTAGTTTTTCACTTTTCGTTTTCACTTCTTCCCCCATGTTTCTGACCGTCGACGAACTTTATACCCACCTGCATGACGAGACGGTGGCCGTCATTAGCCGCGACACGGAGGCCATACCCGTGGCCGCTATCGATGCTGCCATTGCCGAGGCCAAAAGCTACTTGCATGACTTCGATACGGCTGCCATTTTCTCAGCTGAAGGTGAGGCGCGCAATGCGCTGTTGCTGCTATTTGTCAAAGACATTGCCGTGTGGCACTTTGTGAACCTCGGGAATGCCTGTATCGATATGGAACTGCGCGAAAAGCGCTACGACAGTGCCATCGCGTGGCTGCGACTTGTGCAAAAGGGCGATCTCTCGCCAGACCTACCCCCGCGCACCGCTGAGCCCGGCAATGAGTCGCCGATCGGAAAGATCCACTTTGGCAGCAATCCCAAACGCGGCCAGCATTATTAAACACCGATTAAACACCGATTAAACGCCATTTAATGAGCAATAAAACGAAGCATAAACAGGCCGCCACTGGCCCCATCTCTACGCAGATCATTGTGCAGCCCGTGGTACGCACCGTCCACGATGTGGCCGCGTGGCGTTCCGCACTGCGTATGGCCGACAACGGTAACCGTACAAAGCTCTACGACCTGTATAGTGACATCCTGCTGGATGGCGTGCTCGCCGACGCCATCGATAAACGTATCGACGCCGTCAAAGACGCCGATCTGTCGTTTACGATCGATAACAAAGACGTCGATGTGATGTATGATCTGATGGATACGGTTGAGTTCGAGGAGCTGATCGGCGAGATTATGATGGCCAAATTCTGGGGTATCTCCGTCGACGAGTTCGATTTTGACGAGGAGCACACCTTCCGTTTTACCTCCATCAATCGGAAGCACATCCGCCCGAAGTTGAAAGAGATCGTAAGGCAGCAGACGGACGACCGCGGCATCTCCTACGCCGGTGATGATCGGGTGATCCAGTGGGGCAAAGACGACGACCTCGGGCTACTGCTGAAAGTCTCGCCACTGGTCATCTACAAACGCGGCGGATTTGGCGACTGGGCGCAGTTTGTCGAGCTGTTCGGCATGCCCCTTCGCATCGGCAAATACAGCGCAATGGATGAAGCCAGCCGCCGCGAATTGATCCGTGCTTTTGAGACGGCCGGATCGGCGCCTTATCTCGTTATCCCCAAAGAGACGGAGGCCACGCAGGAAGCCAACGCTGCGTCTGGCAACGGGCTTCTATATAAAGAGTTCCGGCAGGCTTGCACGGAGGAAATCCTGATCACCATTTTGGGGCAGACGATGACCACCGTAGACGGCAGTTCGCTGGCGCAGGGACAGGTGCACATGGCTGTTCAAGAAAAGAAGCACCGTGCCGATAGGCGGTTCGTGGAGCGCATGCTCAATCGCTATTTCGTGCCCATGCTCATCCGCCGCGGCTATCCGATCACCGGCGGAAAGTTCCGCTACATGGATGCCAAACGCGAGCTCGAGGTGCCCGAGATCATCCAACTCTCGGACATCCTACCCATCCCGCAGAGCTACCTGCATGAAAAGTACAACATTCCTCTCCCCGAGCCCGGCGAGCCTATCGCCCGCCGACAGGCGCAGCCGCTCTTTAGCGTGCCAGAGGAGGACAGTGAGGAAGAAGAAACGGATGAGGAAGCCGGCCTTGATGAAGGCAAGGCAGACACGCCAGAGCCTGACAAAAAGGCCGCGGAGGATGATGCGCCGACGGGCGGCAAAGTGAAACACGCGGATCGCGGCAACCTCTTTTCCCGGGTGCTCGATTTTTTCGTCCCCGCCCGGTCATACGGCCGGGCGACATCCGACATCCTCACACTCTCGGAGGCCACGCTTGCGGATGCCCTGATCCGACAGACGATTGAGACAAAGGGCCGCGCTTATTTCAGCGCCGACCTGTTTGCCTACACCCACACGGAGCTCATCCGCGGACTGCGAAAGGGCTATCGCCGCGCGGACGTCCGTCTGGCTGATAGTGGCTTTGTCTACAATGCCAACGATGATGCTTACATCACCGCCTTGGAGCAAAACCTGTTTCATTTCTCAGCGGCCAAAACACTGGCTGAGGTAAGTGAGTTGAACCGTCTGTTCCGCGAGAGCAAGGGCTACAGCGATTTCAGAAAGAAGGCCAGAGCGCTGCTGAAGGTGTACAATGAGCAATGGCTGCGCACGGAGTACAATACGGCCGTATCCGTGGCCGAATCGGCAAGCACCTACCGGCGATTGAAAGCACAAGTCCGGATCTTTCCATTTTGGGAATACCGTACTGTGGGCGATAATCGCGTCCGTTTGGAACACCAAGCCTTGGAGGGGCTGACTTTGCCGACTGATGATCCGCGCTGGCAAAAGATTATGCCACCCAACGGATGGAATTGCCGTTGCTACATTACCCCCAGAATGAAACATGAAGGGGAAAATGTCGACTTTGAAGCCATGCAAAAGCGATGCGATGATTACCTCGAATCGCCCGAATGGAAACAGTGCGAGGCGCAGGGATTCGGCATCAATCGTGCGAATGAGGCCGAGGTGTTTACGGCTAATCAGATGTACATCCATAAGTTCCCGAGCATGTCGAGTAAGACCCTCGAAAAAATCACTCCGCAAGAGTGGGGTGTCCGTGAATCCGTCGACACGCTGAAACGGGAGGCGAAAAATGAAGTGCCCAAATATGAAGGGTCGGCAGATGAATGGTTCGAAGCCAATAAGGTAGTCGAGGACGGAACGGAACTTTTGAAGGTCGAGGACTACATCGGCCGCGTGTGGAAGATGGCAAAGGCGGCATTTGTCACACATTCGACGAACGCAGTTAAGAAGCGTGGTTTCCGCACCGAATTTTTGAATGCCATTCGGGAGGTCGCTGCTTCGCCTGATGAAGTATGGCTGGCACGTGAGCGGAAAGACCGGATCAATAAGGTAAAGACATTGAACAACTACGTGATGGTCAAATTTTATAAGGACATCGCGTTGGCCGTAGTAGGGAAGCTCGAAAAATCAAAGTTGACTCTCAAATCATGGTATGTGCTAAGGGATAAAGCGCCGCGCCGTGGGTTGCTGATTAGGAAACGCCCGAAAACAAAATAAGCCGGATGGACTCCGGCTTATGGGGATTGATCTGCGGGCACGCTGTGAATCCAGTCGGCAAGCGCCCCACCATCCTCGAGGGGCCAGTCGCCTTACCCGCGACCGCAAACTTCGATGCAAATATACAGCGAAACAGGGAACAGAATATGGATATAGATGAGTTCAAGAATTATTTGAAGGCTTTACCGGAAAAGATTTTGAGCACTGCGCCTGCCATTGTGTCAGAGACAGCGGTAGAGTATTACAAAGAGCGCTTTGCGGTGAAAGGGTTCGATGGATCTCCGTGGATACCAGGCAGACCGAAAAAGAGCGGCTCCCTATTGGTGCAAAGCGGTAATCTGATGAATAGTATCCGTCCCGCCTACGTGGGGCCGGATAAGGTCGTCATCTCAGCCGGTAATGCCCAAGTGCCCTACGCACAAGTGCACAATGAGGGGTTCGAGGGGGATGTGGCTATACAGTCCTACGTGCGCAGCACGAAGGGCAAAGCGAATAAGAAAAAGGCGGATGCCGGCGACGCCCCGGGCACGGTAAAGGCGCACACGCGTCACATGAATATCCCCAAGCGGCAATTCATGGGCTATTCTCGAGACATGGCCGACCGCATCAAAAAGCGTCTCGATGAGGCCATCGATGGCATACTGTAATCAAATAGAATAGAGGCAATGAATAAGGAACTGTTTATCGCTTTATGCGACCGAATCGGGCAGTGTGTGCCCGAGATTCGTTTTATAGACTTCGACCGCGGGCAGCTGAGCGCATCCGGCGAACGCCCGCCCGTGGAATGGCCTTGCTGTCTGTTGAGCATCGACTACACGAATTGCCGTGACCTTGCCGTGGAAGTGAATACGCAATTGGTAATGGCTGACATCACCCTACGCGTGGCCTTTCCACCGGCTGGCGAAACGCACAACCACGCCCCTGAAAAGGTGCGCGACATGGCCCTGCAAATGCTCGACACGGTGGAAAAGCTACACGATGCCCTCCAAGGTGAGACGCTGGGCGATACGGTTTCCGCCCTCAGCCGCAGCCGTGCCACAATGCAGACACGCAGCAATAAGATCGTCGTGTTCAATCTGATCTACTCGACGACCTTCCAAGAAGTAAAGTAGACGATCAAAAGGGGCGAAAATGCCCCCCTTCGAGGTGTGAAAGGGATACAAAAAACCGGGGG